CAGGAGTGTGTTTTAACGAATTAGTGGTGTCTTCACCCCACCGCTGGCGCGGATTTTAGAAGACATCACGCTGTTTTAAGGCCACTTTCGCGGTCTGGCTTCACAGCTAACCACGCCATAGCTCCACCTCGTATGTAATCGGATGCGCAGGGAGCCACCCTGGCCGAGCACACTTAGGACACCTTAGGCGACCAACCATAGACTGTACAACAAGCACAAACATGTGGACTACAACTAAGCTCTAAGTATTATTTAGAGTTAATACAGGGTCAAACAACGCAATGTCATACATGTTACCTATTCACTAATGAGTTAACAGGGTCCATAAGCTCAAGGACGTACTCCACGTAAAGTACACCAGTTGGTGCACCATCGGATACTAAAGCAGCCTGAAAGAACGCTCCAGCGGTACATTGCCGAGCAGTGGATTGATCTGAAATGGTATTTGCTTCAACCAAATACCAACCCTGCGAGAAGTCTGCTGGTTTGATGTCAAGCGCAGCCTCCTGCCAAACCGGGACTTGAACATAGCGGCGGGAGTTAGCAAGCCGCGGCAAAGTGTTGCTAGCTGTTAAATTCTCAACACCTGTGGCGTCTTCAGGATCAGTCGCAAAGGCCATAGCGTAATAACCAGCCGTAGTGGTACCCACCGTAGGCCTATAGTGGAACGTCAGCTTGGTGAATCGATATTTGCTAAAATTAATAGCGATAGATCCTGCCCAAGCGAGTTTCGCAACTGGGTTAATATACGCACCTGTTACCCCGAACGTATCCCCTTCGCCTATGGGCCAGGTGGAGTTCCAAACTTCAGTGTTCGCAATGCGTACAAGTGATCCATTATTACTAGTAGTAGTAATGGCCCTAGGAACCACAGCGTTTGACTGTGTTCTAACACTGGCGGAATTTCCAGCAGTGGTCAACAATGCCGTCTGTGCTTTGCGTCTCGACCGTCTCACTTTCTGTCTCTTCGGTTGAGGAGTAACTGGGTCATCAAGAGCTCGCTTCAATCGAGCAAGGGTGGTGGATATTTGGGAAGGTGTCATCGTTGATGAAATCATGTTGTTAATCAGTTAGGTAATATTGTATACGTTGTTGTGAGTCGGTGAATAAAGGCTGTAAATTAGGAGTTTCAGTTGTATCGAGTCTTATGGCCCGTAATTCCTCTTCTAATAATTCCTGTTCATCAGGCAACATATCAAAAGCCTTCCATAACGAGAAACGGGCCTCCGTCACGTCAATGGTAAAATCCCGGCTTGATGAAGCAAAAGAACGCCAAGTACGATGGCCAGTGAACATGTCAGATAAGACACGCTCAACCACATGCTCCCTCACATCAGCTGAGAGGAAACTGCG